AACCACCTGCCAAGTTTAACAGGTTTTATGGGATAAGTCAATCACTTTATACGTGCATAAAAAAAACGAGGCGGCGCTAGCCGCCTCGTCATGTCTAACTTATTGGGATAAGTTATTCTTTAATTTATTTAAACAACTAAAGTTTGGGTGTCATTAATTTCCCATTTATGTGTTGCTGTTCTATATTGTGTCTTGCCAAATTTTACAGTAGCCCAAACATCAACATAGTTATAACAAGGGTATCCACCTTTTGCGGTGAACTCTTGTCTGCAAACATCATCAATAGTTGCTTTGCGTTCAATCACGCAACCATGTTTGGTTGCGTAATATTTGATATAAAAGATAGCTGACTTTAATGACATTAAGCCACCTCAACTATTGTGAACGATTTTTTATTATCGTCATCTGCGTGTAAAGTTTCCAAAGCTTTTTTATATTCCTCTGCTTTGAATTTGCTTTCTGTGTTTTGAGCAATATTAAAACTATGATCAATACTGCTGTATTCTATTCTTTCTATTATTAAGAACATTTGACTTTCTCCTTTATTGTTAAACATGGGATAATTATACACTATCCCATGTTCATGTCAAACGAATTATTATACGTTAGGTAGCGCTTTAATATCTGTATTCCACTGCATCCCAATTTTCTTGGATACTTGGTTTAAAGATATAATTAATACTTCAGGTGTTCCCGCTTCCATAACAGTGTCAATGGCTTTTATTTTAAGGTCTCTTAATTGTTTTAACTTATGACCTTCTGGTCGTCTCTCAATCTCACGATCAACAAGTGTCTTCGCCCAGTCTCTTAATTGTTCTTCGCAATCGGCAAGCGTTATTCTTTCATCTCGATCTGTAAAGTTATAATTAAGTTCTTTTTTACCTTCTTGAGTTTTTGCTTTCTTCTCAAAAAAAGTTTTGGCATCATCACGAGCTTTCTTTAATAATATTTCAGCTTTTCTAAACTGATCCAATATTTTATCAGCGCCCATTTTTTTAGCTAACTTGCCAACAACTTTGTTGGTCGCTTCAGTTCTATACTGTTTAACTAATAGTTCGTGTTCATCAATCAACGGATCAAACTGTCGTCTTACTTTAGATTTAAAATGATCCAATTGGTATTTCGTCATTGTTTTTGACATATTATCCTTCCGTTAAAAAGATTTATAAACTACTTGACATTACTTGTCAATGGGATTAAATGGGATTTATGATTATATATGGAAGACCATTAAAAGAAATAATTAAAAAAGGTTGGGATGTATTTCCACCATGGCTTATGGCTTTGAATATTTTTGCAATAGCTATTGGTTTAGCGGTTATACTATTTGTTTAAACTTGAGCCCGGATCCTGTTGAGATAACAACTAGGTTTGATTTTCTAGCGTAAGGTGCAAGACCTATCAGCTGGATCCGGGGTCAAGTTGTATAAGTCCTTGTACTAGTGTGGCATTAACTTGGCCCAAAAAAATAAAAAATAATAAGTAAGTCTCCAAGCGCGCGCAGCGCGCGCGCACGCAGATTCAGTTAGCGCTCAAGCTACCAAAATTTTTCAGGCTACTACGGGTGGGCCCGCCCCGGAGGGTGGGCCCGCCCTATATATATTTACCACCATCCCCAACCACCTGCCAAGTGTATAGGATTTTATGGGTTAAGTCAATCACTTTATACGCGAAGAGTGAAAATAAAGTTGTTGATCTGGGTTCTGGGATATTGTAAGAGTATTTATTATGAATGATAAACAATTAAAAAGAATAGCAGATGCAATAGAAGAAATATTGCGACTAATAAAAAAAGACATGGGTGAAATGAAGAAGGCGGCAAAATGAAGGAAATAATATACAAAGGCAAAAAAGTTAAAGTCCCGTTTAAGGATGCAAATTATACTTTGGATGGTGATAAGGATATTGAGATCCAAAATAAATTAAGCGGAGAGAAAGCAACAGTGCCCGGCTACGCTGCCGCTGTTTACGATGTGATCATGGGTGCTCAGGCAACCAACAGATATGATCTGGTCGAGCAGGGCTGCGACTGGTTCAGTCGCAACTTTCCAAAACAATATATGGTGCTACTTGATTAGATCTAAGCACAATAGTTTAATGAACTATTTCATTCACGATGAGCGGGACCTGAGTCCCGCTTATGTGAAAAGCTGCGAAAAATTTCTAGATGGCTTAAGGAAAAAAGGCTACAAGCTTCAAGCTGCAAGCGCCATGAAACAGACACAATTAAAAAATAGGATAAAAACATGAAAGAAATAAAATTAGAAATTATTAGAGACATTAGAACCCGGATCGGGGAAATTTCGATGACCATGGGAGATTACTATTACTTGATCCAGAAATTAGAAGATCTCAAGCCCACAAGCCCGCAAGCGGGTGGGCCCGCCCCTAAGGAATCAGGGTTCAAGCGTTGACAGTCTACAAGCTCTGGGATATTATAAGACATGAAAGATATAAAAGAATTACCAATAACTCTTCAAATGGCGCTGGCTATCAAGACGCCTGAACTATTTAATAAAGAACATTACAGCCGGCTTATGAAAGTTAAAAACGTTGTTATTGAAAAAATGTATAAAGAATATGTTAAAAAAAGAAGCCAATAAAATAACCGGCGGGCTCTCGGCTCCCGGTAAAATGCCGGAAGGTTCTTATAACCTGCCGGCCAACATGTGCCAGACTGGCGCAAAGTTGCGCAAGATTAAAGGCACACCATGCTATGGCTGCTATGCATTCACTGGCCGCTACAATTTTTCAAATGTAAAAGACGCCTTGACCCGGCGCCTGGAATCATTAACACATCCGCAATGGATCGAGGCTATGACCGTTTTAATTAAAGGAAAAAAATTTTTTAGATGGCATGACAGCGGAGACCTGCAGAGCGTCCAGCATTTAAAAAATATTTTTGAAGTCTGTAATTTAACACCTGATACGATGCATTGGCTGCCTACACAAGAGCGCAAATTTCTGCCATTAAATACTGATAGCATACCAAAAAATTTATTAATAAGATTAAGCAATGCCAAGAATGACACGAAGCCCGGCAACGCCTGGGACCATTGGTCAACGGTAGTGACAACGCCGCGAGCTGGTCACGTGTGCCCGGCGCCTGAGCAGGGCAACGAGTGCGGAAGCTGCCGCGCGTGTTGGTCTAAAGATGTCAAAGAAGTACAATACAGAATTCATTAATGTCTGGGCCAAGCTTCAGGATCCTGCAGCCTTGGTTCAGACGCCAGCCTACAAGCCTTCAAGCAAGGTCACGCAGGAAGCGAGACCACAAGCTAAGGGTTCAAGCTTCAAGCCTAAGTCTACAAGCTCAAGGATCCGGGAACCCGGATAAAGTCGGAAGTGCCCAAGCTCCAGGGAACAGGCAACAAGGACATAAGTATTTTTTTTGTGTTTAATGTGGAATGATATTTGGTGCGGGGAGAACCGTACAAAATAGGGTTTTTTTGGTGGAGTTGCTTTTAATTCAACAGTGAAAAAGTTGCCAGAAGGAGAGTAGCCCAACAGATCAGGAGTGCCGAATAAAGCCCAATTTTCCAGCCTTGTCCACGCAATTCTCTTAGACTCATTTTTTAATTTTCTCCAAAGTTGTCGCTCGGTGATGACCTCTCTATCCACCCCAAGCCTACCTTATAATTTTTTAACTATTTTACCCATAACATGTCTGGGCTCGACGCATTTAAAAACTAATCTATGCGTCTCTTTATTGCCCAAAATTCTATTTTCAAGCAAGCTAATTTCTGTAATATCCATAAATTTTCCATCAGGTAGCTCGACCTGCACTCGGGCGTTCTGGGCCGTTGGAGATATGAGAAACTTATCTATGATCTGTCTAAAATCCTTTCCATTAATCATCGTATTGCACTTATAGAATATTTTATATAGAATGGCAAGATTATGCCAGGACCAGCCAAACAACTAACGACTAGACAAATGAAGTTTGCCCAACTCATAGTGTACGGAGTGGAAGGAAGCCCTATAACCAAAACAGAGGCAGCTAGACTCGCAGGATACTCTGATGCACCATCTGAAGGTTCTAAACTAACTAACCCAAATAAATACCCACTGGTATGTGCTCACATCAGCAATCTCAGAGATGAAGTAAGGCAGAAATATGGCATCAGCTTTGAAAGACATTTAGAAGAACTCGGAAACATTAGAGACAGGGGTAAAAAAGACAATAGGAATCTAGCCGCCGCAGCTACTACTGAAATAGCTCGAGGTAAAGTGGCTGGATACTATATTGATCAAAAGATTATTAGACACGGAAAGATTGATGACCTTAATCTCGATCAACTCTATGAAAGAATGAGAACAATCAAAGAGAAGAACGAGAAAGTGTTGGAAGCTAAAGAGCTTTT